CTTTTGGCTATTTACCATAAAGGGATTTATACTTGTTAAAAGGTGCCCACCAAATTATTTTAATGACCTTTTCTTATACTGTTATTATATCAAATTCCATCAAAAAAGTCAAGACATAAATTTTTTTAACCCTTTTGAAGCTCTTTTATCTCCAGCGCTTGGTCATCTAACTGCTGTTTAAGTTCTTTGATTGCCTCGATGTACAATGAATGCAAAGCATCATATTCTACTGTTTTGTACATTTCATCAGTACCTGTCTGTAGAGGTAGCTTTCTTTCTACCACTGCCTGAGGCAGCACTTTAGCAACTTCTTGCGCAATAACTCCTGCAGATCTTACCCCAGTATCTTTACGTGTAAACTCCACTCCGTTAAGTTGTAAAACTTTAGTTAGTGCATTGTCTACGTTAGAGATAGCTGACTTTAAGTTCCTGTCAGATATTGTTGCGGAATACGCTACCACACTACCATCACAGTGTAGATCCCCGTCACTTTCCATTCGGAAGCGCTCTGCCCCATTTAAGAAGAATCCATGGTTCTCTGTATTGAAAATTATGTAATCGTTACTATCCCTTCCAATATGAGTCATACTATCTCTAAGATCTGATTCCACCGAGAAAGCTCCACCAGCTAAGTCCATACCCGACCCAGCAGTATAAGTAGTATTAGTATTAATAGGAGTAGCCCATGTGAAAGTACCATCTGCATCTGACCGTAAGAACTGAGTAGCGGTACCGTTCCCAGTAACTGCGAGCTTGGATGCCACAATAGCCGAGTCCAGTACTTTGACTGTAGTTACCGCATTGGCTGCTATATCGTTGGTAACAATATCGCCAGACTTTAGTTCCTCAAAGGAGGCCCCCGTATAAAGCTTAAGTATGCTATTAGAAGTATCGAAAAATAACTGCCCCTCTACTAGAGATAGCGTAGGTGCTGTTGTCCCACTGTTACTGCTCTTAATAGCGGAAAGTGCGTTATTTAAGTCCGACCGAAATGCCGCGTGTGATTGATTTGCTATGCTATAGTCATGTATTGCCATAAGTGTTCCTAATATCCTGAGCTTAGCCAGTTGAACGTTTTTTGCGTTGCTGAGCTAGTGTTGTTGTCGTAAAAAGTGATAGTAAAGCCTGTTGCTGTACTGCTGCTAATAACATAGTATATCTTGTCGTCAGCATCGATTGTTGTTATACCTACGGAAGGTACTGTCTTGAAAGGAACCGCGTAAGTTACCACTTCAGTACCGTTATTGGTACCAGAACTAGTCTGTACATTAATGGCCCTCTTTAAGGTATCCGGCATATCAACCGTCACACCTAACCCCTCTACTTGTACATTATACAGGGGATTTGTGCTCGTAAGTTCCATTCTAAATTGCAGACCTCGAGCTTTATAATCCCCTACAAAGAAGGAGCCCCACTGAGACCATACGGGGGAGCCCGCAGGGTCGTCTGGGGTAGTTCTAACTTGTAACGCAGCATTAGTTCCAGAAATATCCGTACCATCGAACAACCCGGTGGAAGAGTCAAATAAGGCCGTGTCTGAGTCGAACAGCTCAGTCGTAGAGAATCCTGTGCTTGTATATGAGGAAGTTATCCTGCTAGTGTATTCTACTCCTAAGTCTATGGACTGATCCGTAAAATAATAATAGCCGACTCCTAGAGTATGGTCTGTCAACTTAATACTATTGTTACCAGAGTTGAAAGATATATTATCATTAAGGGGGTCCCCCACTCCAGTAGAAGTACCATTACCGAAACTAGGGTGTTGTGTACTGGAGAACACTACGTTCAGATCTAATATGTCCGCAACGTTGGAGCTTACTATTGCAGCAGTTTCCGATTCATTGCCAGAAGAGTCTAAGGCTTTTATAAGGTAAGACCCTGCTAACAGGGGGACAGAGTAAGTGTCTAAATTTCCCGGCACGTATTTTGTGATATCTGAAGAACTTGCCCAGGACACTCCCGTGGTATTACTAGTATGTCTAATCCAGTAACTACCTCCATGTACCACGTCTAAGTCTGCTACTCTATCCCACTTAAGGTTGGCTAGGTCAATTCGAGCCACCATAGTAAAGTTACTAACATTGGCTGGAGGGGTGGTTTTTCCAAAAATCTCCCGCTCTATGGATGCAAAAGGTGAATATAGCATTAGAAAATTCTCCTTGTTTTAACTCTAAATTCTAGAGTACCTGCTGGAGCATCATCAATAGTGATGCTCTGCGCAGAGGTTTCCCCCATTGAAGTCCAGTTTGTAATAGCAGGAGCCTTTCTTCTCCACTCTACGTAATAAGACGCAATGTACGGGTAAGTAGTTGCTGTACCGGCCGTGTTTGGAGCATCCCAGTTACAGGTAGCTCTGTTCTTAACATTACCCATAGAGTCTACGTATATTTCCTCATTAATTGTCAAATTAGATGGACTAGGTACCGGGTCACTAGGTTTAGGCATGTTACTAGTAGACTTTTGTGAGAAGTCGGTACTATCCTCAATGTACCCATACTTAGCTCCGTGGTACGCCAGTGCAGAAACTTCCACAATATTAGGCCCCGCTTCTCTAGTCATTAGGACTCTGAAGTCCTGCGCCTCTACAGTACCCATTTCTTCAAGTATCCACATATACGAGGCTGTAGGCGTGTTTTCAAAAGCGGAAGTAACGGTTACTTCAGTCACCTCCTCCGTAACTGAAACGTATGATACAGTCTTTGTCTCTACCCACACATAAGGTTTCCACTGGTTCTTGACGTGTGCATTGATACAGGTCTCCTGTGTACTCTCAGATTGTTTTACCCCTGCTCTTACACACGCTTCTTCAGTATTAATTAAGGATATGGTATAAGTCTTACCAGCAGTTACCGGAGTAGGAGCGTCTAGCTTAATAGTAGTAGTTGTACTACCTGAGGCAATTCTTCCACCGTACCTAACACCTGATCTACTAGAGTCTGCTATCTTGATGATGTCCCCTGGTCTAATTGCAGCTCCTTCCATTCCCGTGGAAAAAGAAACAGCTTCAGTTTCGTACCTTTCAGTATACAGAATCCAGTTACCTACTCTTCTAGCCTGCCCTTGTGAAGTACAGCCTACCGCTATTACATCTGTAGAAAATATTTGGTTATTAGCGTTAGTAATACCCTGTGCATCTTCTACATACTCTACGTTCTGTCTATAAAAGTCTTCTGGGTTATTCCACGTTACGTGAGCTACGTTGTGCCTCTGTTTTCTAGAAGAACCCTCATATGTGAAGGCCCCATCTATAACATTGGCATCTGAAAAGTTCATTACAGGGTCTTTAGGCGCGTCCTGCACAGCAGAGATTTGCCCCTGTTGCCAGTATACCATTCCTCTAAAGATAGAGGAGATATCATTAATTACTTTGTACGCCTCTTCTCTAGCTTGTAAGTACAAATTAGCAGCAAAACGCGCTTCTTTGTTGCCCCAGCCATCGTCTACACCTTCAAAGTTTCCACTATTGTCTACTCCGTCACAATATTTACCAATCTCGTATAAGGACCATTTGTCTAACTGATTAGCAGACAGCCACTTACCTAAGCCGTACCTTTCATCTGTACATAAATCATATAGAATCCAAGCAGGGTTACATGTCCACGCTATATCAAAAGTGCCGTCCCAGGCTCCGTTGTACAGATTATCTCCTTCAGAAGTACCTGACCAGGTTCCCCCCGCTTGAGTACATCTGTCCTTGCGTCTGTACCCTGACAAAGAGCAATGCCCTTGGTCATACGGAGTATAGTTACTAGGTACCTTTATCTTGACGCCCTTTATCTCATACCCACGTTTAGGGATACTAGTAAACTGCCTTGCATCTACTTGCATTGCTATTAAAGCACTATTAGGATATCTTAATTTATTGTCTATTACTTTTGTGTACGCCCCAAACCATAGTTCGTTAGATACTTTCGTAGAAGTGGAATCTGCAGTAGTTCTCTCTACTTTAATAGCAACTTGAGTAAAACCTGAATCCTTCCACGCGCTAGGAATATCTAGTCTGTAGCTTCTTTCATACTTTCCAGAGGTTTTTCCCTCGAAAGAAGATGTCTTCATCAGATCCCAGGACCCGTCATTATCCTTTTCTATGTATATCTTAAAAGAAACACTGGAGCCGTGTAGGTCTCCGTTATCGTTATCCCCATCGAGTAGTGAAGGGGTGTACAAAAGCACCCTTACTGCATCCACAGTACTACTGCTAAAAGATTTGATGATAGGGCCAGGGGTACCGTTCTTTACTAAAATATTAACGGACTCTACCTGCTCCGAGCCTGCGAACCCTGGTATGAGGGTCTGGGCGTTCGTACCCTCTCTTATAGCGTAAGATACGTCCTCAAAATTATAGTTACCTAAGGAGTCCTTTACAGGTGTTTCATTTAGGTATATAGACTGCTCCCCATTAATCCAGGTGGAAGTGCTTGGGTCGTATTCTGCGGACAGTAGTCCTACTATCTCACCTTCGGACACTAGGTCCACTACACGTGCTTTAGACGCGGAGAATAGGGAATCATCATCTTCTGTTGGAGACCCTCCGCCTCCGCCTTTACCGCCGCCTCCAGCGCCTCTTATCCAATCTTTCTCATTCATCATCGCTCTCCGGTTCCGGTACGTAGTCTTCTGGTGAGATTCCAGAGCTAATAACTGCCCCGCCTACCATTAATTGTCCATAGCATACAGGTATAGCAACCCCCTGACGGGTAGTATTTGCCGCACCATTAAATGCGTAATTCTGTGCTTTCTCTCCCGCAAGAGGGGAAGGGGTAGGTGCCATCATAGAGGCAATGCCTCCCAATACTAGTGCACCACCAAACTTCATCCCCATAACTGCCATATTAGTATACATTGTTCCTCCTATAGTAGTAGTACTAGCAGCGGCTTGAGCTGCTGTCATTGCCCCCTGTCCTCCCATAGAGAACACCAGGGGAGCTGCCCATATCATAAGAGCGCCTACTAATACCATAGTCAGCCCTTGATTCTTAGCTCCAAGTATTATAGGTATTATCTTAATCTCCTGTCTACCTACAGGGTTGGCTAGTTCTTCCCCTCTCCCTTGTAAGTAAGATTTACCTACCTTTACAGTGTACCCCACCCCTCTCTGTTCCGAAGTACTGATAAATTGTAGGAACCCTGGGTTATTAACAGCTAAGGCTTGGAAAGCCTCCCGAGGGGACTCTACGTCTAGAGACCAGTCTTTGCCATACTTTTCTGCTAACTCCCCGTATAATTTAACTGATTTTAACATAATGATTTGTGCCTTAAGTGGTGCGTGGTATGCTTTCTCCAATACCCTCCGTAAAGTTCCCTATTGGATAGTCTACCGTATACGTGATGTAGTATTTTATCGTCTCCGATGAAAACTGCGGCATGGTTTGGTACCGGTGAAACTAATTTTATTAAAAATACATCATATTTTCTTACATCAGTTTCATCAAGTATACGTACAAAACCCTGATTCTCGTAGTTCTCTAAGTATCTATTCTCTCCTTTATCCCACCAGCCATCTTGACCACTGTCACAATCGAATTCGATATTTAATTCTTTTTTGAAATAATCTCTCATTAAGGTACAACAATCTAAGGTACCATAACTGAACGTTCTACCTACTAAAGGGGCTTCATACCCTTCGGGCTCCCAGCTGTATAACATGTTACCTGGCCAACTTAAAATGTGCCAAGGTTTATTAGTAGTTTCACAGGTTACTCTATCCGCCTCAGAGGGGTTGCATCCCTCGTTAGGGTGAGAGTGGCAGATACCTAGTATGGTACCCATGTCTTCTGCTTCTGCATAACTAACGGGGTCAATAATAAAGTACTTGTCGGCTAATTCGGCTATATTATTAGCAGGGAAGTACCTCTCTTTTTTACCCACCCCAACGATGAAGCCACAAGCCTCTTTAGGGTACTCAGCTTCAGTATGTTTTCTAAAATCTTCTAAGGTTCTTTCAATCATCCCATGTTAATTCCTGCTCCTGGGAATCCTCCGAAAGGGCTTTCTACCGATTCAGGGAACCTCAACTCGCAAGAGTTAAAAGTCTTCGAGCATACATCTAAGTCCGAAGAGGCTACCGTATTGTTTGCGATATCCCAGAACTGATCAGGTACCGTATTACTTCCCCCACCTACCATAAAAATCTGAGGAGGGTGAGTATCATCCCAAGTTCCGCCTGCTGACACACAAGTCGCCGATGTTGTGTAAGAAGAGTCCGAACATTTACCGTACCCAGAACCTCCAGAAGTAATCGTTATAGTGCTGACGGATCCGCTAGCTATTGTAGCTGTAGCAGTAGCTCCAGAACCTACAGCATCCGAGTCTGTAAGAATGTTTACAGTAGGAGCTACTGTATAGTTTGTGCCGGCGCTGTCTATACTTACAGAGGTTAGTACTCCCGCTACTACAGTGGTGGTCCCTTCGAAATTGCCTGCTTTTAAAATAATATCTCCAGAATACCCACACTCTACACCCTTATATCTCCATGCACAAGAGTTAGCGGTTACAGTACGTGCCGGAAGTTTCACTCCCTGAATGTCATGTGCCGCAGTTAGCTCAAACTGAATATGAGTACGAGTCTCAACGGCCTTCCTATCTATGTACCAGATCTCATCAGAGAAGTGTGCAGTATCATCGGCCGAGGCTGATGCATACCATATGCCTGGCCCCGTTGCAGCTTCACAAGTAGCTGGGTTATATACTGTCCAAGTACCCGGTATGTTGCCTGTAATAGTGTAAGACTCCCCACTAACTAGTATATCAGTATCTAATGTTAATTCAGTAGGGCTAACAACTCCTAATACTAGAGCTGTATTAGAAGTTGAATCCGTTACAGTCCCACCTATATACCCTGTAGTGAAGCTCTGTGAGCTATCTATCAATTTATTAGTAGCAACACCTGTAGTAACTCCCGGAACTACAGCACCCCCATTTTTAGTTGGATCTAAGCAATCAGACTTACTAAGGCTAGGGTCTCCACCGCTTTCTAAAGTACATACTCCTGCGACAGGGTACCCATCTGTGTAGCAGTATGAATCTAAGTACTTAGCAAAAGTTTTCTTCCTAGTTACTTTTGATCCTACTAAGTCGTCATAGCTATTAATAACTTGCGTGAGCATAGATGTAATGTTAGCAACAGTTAAAGTAGGTCTAGGAATTGCTCCCTTTCCAGAAAACTCAAAACCGTCTGCTTCAATAGGAAAGGCGGCATACCTGTTACCCTGCCACACAATTTCTTGCATATTTTCATTTATACCAGAGTGCCATCTAAAGACAGGTTCTGTGGAGGAGGCTGAACCTGTAGACAGATCAAGCTCAAATAGCTCAATAACTGCTCCAGGTTCAAATCCGTGTATATCTTGGGTAATTTTATCACTCATAATTAAGGCTCAAATACTTTAGTAAAGGTTGCTGAAACAGTTCTAATACCGCTGAGAACTTCCTGGGAACTCCATTTATCACATTTGTACTTCTTGTACGGGTATATTGTATACGTTTCTGCTTCTAACATAATGTCTATAGATAGAGACAATTGTGTGGCACTATCTACTGCAGTTACTATCGCCGTATTTCCTAGTGAGTCTGTAACTGTAGTATTTAAGTATCTAGCAGTAAAATACTGACTAGTATCTATCAACTTTTTAGTGGCAGCGCTGGTAGCCGTGCTAGATATGTCATACCCCGTAGGGTACCAATCAAAAGGAGTTACTCCTCCGTGTTCCTCTAAGAATTTGATTATCTTGTTAGACTCTGCCGAAGTTCTGTTCTTCCACGTTAGTTCCCATACTTCGGGAACATTATTAATACCTGCAGCTACTCGCTGCTCATATCCATCTCCGTAAGTAGCTGTAAGAACTCTGGGTTTACTAGAGGTTTTTAGTCCTCTGTCTGGGCTTACATTTACGTCTAAGTTAAAATTTTCCATTATTAGTAACTACTAAGTAGTCCTCCAGGTCGTTGTTGTTGCATTAACTCTTGCTGTACTGCTTGAGATACCATGTATCCTAATTGCTTAGCTTGATCTCCGTCCATACCACTTTGAGTATCGGACTTAGCGTTTCCATTGCTATCTACTGTAACATTAACAGTAACGTTGTTGTCTCCACTATTTCCGCCTGCCCCAATTACTGGAATAGACTTGCCATCAGGTAGTGGAACTACCGCTTCGTTGTACTTACCTTCGCCAACTAGTCCTAGCGTAGGTTGTTTAACTGTACCGCCGTTTGCAAATGCTCTGAAACCCCCCTTAGCTACACCACCATTAGCGAACCCAAAAAAACTATTTATTGCACCGCTCATAAGATTAGTACCTACCGTAGATAAGGAATTAGTAATAAGTGCTTTAGCATTTAAATTATCATTTTGTATCTGGGAATTAAGATTTGATGCCATTGATCTTCTTAAATCCGTACTCAGTTGGTTAGTAGTAGCATCCCCTTTTGGATCAGTAACGGGGGCCGGCTA